GCTGACACATTACCTGCTGGATTACCAACAGCTGTAATACTCGTAATTGTCTTAAAGTAACCTGAACTTGTTGCTGTTCCAGCATTTGCTCCAGTAACAGTCTCACTTAAAGCTGATCCATTCACATCTGTGCCAACTACAGTGAAAGAAATTCCGCTGTCGTTACCCGCTGATAAAATTGTTACCTGTCTTCCAGAGGCGTTTGTAACGCTTCCACCAGAAGCTAAAGCACCCCCAATAGTTAACGCAGCGTTATTTCCAACAGAAGCGGCTGTTGAAATACCGTCTGCATCAAGAGCTACTTCATCGCTAATAATGACTGCGGTTACGTCTGATCCTGCCATATTAATCTCCTTTATAAAAGCGGTAGGGGTCTCCCCCTACCTAATTAATATTACTCAAAAGGTGTGGCTAATGTAGCGTCACCAAGTAAGTAAGCTGCACAGTGCCAGCGTGTAGCTGACTGGGCGGTTAGCGTAATCATGCCACCACTTAGCCAACCCTGCTCTATTGCTCCCAGATCAATAGTATCATCATTACTTTGGTCTGGTATGAAAGTATTGGTATCTCCAGCAGTTGCTGGGTCAGACATTATAGCAAAACCAGAATACAAATCCGCAGTTGCGCCTGTATTAATTTGCCCTGCACCTGTGAATGTTGTGCCAACAATGAATGTATATTGCTCGCCACTCGCTGCCGCAGTTAACTCAGGTAGCGTAACCACAATTCCTGCCGCTCTTGAAAAGATAAATGTAGTGCCTGACTGAGCCGCTGTCACAGCGTATGTAGCATCTGTAATAGTTACAACTGGGGCTTTAGCCGTTAGAGTGCCTGTTAGAGTGGTGTTACCTGTTACGGCAAGTGTTCCGCCAATGCTAGTGTTGTTAGAAAAGGTAGAGTTAGTTGTTACTGTACCTGTTGAGTCTGCAACGGATATATCATTAAATCCATTTTCAGAACGGACTGGTCCGTTAAATGTTGTATTAGCCATGTTATCTCCTTGTCGTGGCAAATGTCAACCGCAGAATGCGATTGTCAAGGTAACCTTAGATTACACTACCTTTTTATAAAAAGAAAGGTTATTTTATTCGCTTGATTTCTCTTTAAGAACTAATCCAAATATAGCACAAACTATACCTGCCCAAGTTAGTATCGGGAGGGTAAGTAGAATGCCTAATCCAACCCCAACTACAGCCGCAGCACCATAGCTTGAAGGTTCTTTTAATCTGCCTTTAATCCAATCCATAATTTTCTCCTATTAAATAAAAAAGGGCGACCTGAGCCGCCCTTAGTGGATTCACATAAACAAGAGTTAAGCTCCTGGAGAACCAAATACACAACGTGGATCTGATACACCGAAGCTGTAACGCTCACGAGCTTTGTAACGAACATTGCCTGTTTCAAAATCACCTTCCATAGATGTTTTGATTGCACTACGCTCAAAGTGTTTAAACCCATTAGGTGCATCTGTCTTAATGAAAAATGCATCTGTATCGGTTAAGAAGTGATTAACTACATAACCATCAGGTAAAACGCCCATATTACGCATTGCGTTAATGTCGTTATCTGCTGTTCCAGTGCGTAAATTAGAAGCCATTAGCCTCTCCGCTACAAATTGTAACGCAGGGGGAATGATCAACTTACGACCCTGTAGAGCAATTTTTAGACCACGCTCATCAATAAACGCTGCGATGTCAATCATCGATTGTTCTAAAGATGTTTCGTTAAGGTCTGCCGCAGTAGATAACTCATTAGCAAGATTACCACCGCCAACAGTCGGGTGGTCAGTTGCACAAAGTTCTTTACCATCACCAATAGCAAAGCTTGAATTAAATGCGTTATTTAAAATAGACGCTGCTTTTACTTGTTTGGTGTTCGCCATAGAACGAGCTAATGCACGAGTATAACGAGAACTTAGGCGGTCATAGAGATTATCCTCTACAGCTTCCTCAGTAATCGCAAATGCAAGTGCTATTGTCTCGTGTGTATAACGAGCGGTGAAGGCTTCATTGGAAGAATCGTAAGAAACTGCCGCGCCTTCTGTTTTAACAGGGGCTTGTCCAAACCCTGCTAACATTACCTCTTCTTCAAACGCTCTGTCTGAAGATTCAGTTTCAAAGATCTCAGCATGCTCATTGTCATACCGATCATACTCCAAACCGAACAGGGCATTAAGTCCTGGTTCAAGTTCTTTAAGGAGCTGGGAACGTGTTATAGCCATTATCTATCTCCTTCCTAGATACCTGCGCCAGTACCGTTAGCATTATAACGATAAAAGTGGTTGTTAAGTAAAACAATCGCCAACCTACCTGCCGCAGTTGCATCGTCATTTGAAGGTGAATCTTCAAAACCGACAATACGCATATTTAGGGTATTTGTGGTTGCTGCTGTTGATACGGCTAACTCAGCAGAAGATTTACCTGTTGTGGTATCTCCGCTTGTACCAGAAGCAAAATTGGCGTTTGCGTGAACGACTGAATCAGCTGCTGCTGCATCACAATTGATCAAAAATAACTGATCAGGATGATTTGCAATAAGTGCAGTAGCTTCAGTACCAGATTTTATAGAACTTGTTCCTGGATACTTATTCGTAAACGTCGGTGTTCCATCCAATGCGGTATAGTTACAACCGATGAATGCACCCAGTAGAGGAACTGTACCACCAGCGGCAGCTCCTACAATATCAATCAAACCGTTTGCGAGAGGAATAACAGGCGTACCTTCATAGATAACACTCGATGTTCCCGCTACGCTCGCTAGTTGGATTTTATATGTAGAAATGCCATTAGTATTAGCACCTGCACCGAGCATTTTGTATGGGCGTAGCCCAAAAGCGGCATCTAAATTTGCCATAGCTCAATCCTTTATGGTTATTCGGAGGAATTACCCTTTCCGAAGGTTATACGAGATTGCCTTTCAGGTTTACTGATCGGCATAGACGGATGTTGCTCCCTCATGAGATCATTATCAACAGCGTTCATTTGGTCAGCAGTTTGCTGCTGGTAATGGGAGGTGCGTTGTTGACGAGTTTCTTCAGGGAATCTTGCGAGTACCAAACCACCAACACCAATAACACCTGCGTGTTTACCATCTTCGACGGTAGGTGCTTCAAAATCGGGGTACTCATCAGCGCGAACTAATTCAAAGCCTTCGCGGATTCTTGCAGATAAATTTTTAGTATCATCGTAACCCATAACTGAAGAACGGATCCATCGATGTACAAAGCCATCTGGGGCAGGGGGTGCGTCGAGTGAAGACGGAGGTTTCCAAGCTTTCGCTCGGGTTGCTTTTTCCCTTGTTTGGGAAGTGCGTGGGTTTCTATCGGTCATTTTAACCTTCCTCACGGTTTTTGCATTGCGATAAGTTGCTTTGCGTATTGTTCATTAGTAATACCTAACTTTTGTGCGATTGCAACCTGCGATTTAGTAAGAGTCACTTTATTTTGACTTATTCTTCCAGATCCTCGGGTTGCACCCCCTACAGCAGGGGTTTTTCTCGTTGTTTTATTAGGCGGCGACTCTTTATTATACTTATCAGGGAAATTTTCTTTCATTTGGCGTTCTAGCTCAGCATAATATGGTTGAGGGTATACGTCAGGTTGAAATCCTTGATTATTAACCAATTCATTATGAATGCTAAATGCGGTTAATGTCATAGGCTCGTCTGTTCCGAACCACTCATTTTTTGCTGCCCAAGCTTCTGCGTTTGCATCTCTAACTGGTGCAGGCGGTGCAGGGGCAACAGGTGCAGCAGGAGCTTTTGCTGCGTTTTCTCGGTTTACTTTGATATAATTCAGCCGTTCATTATCTTGAGCTATTTTAGCAAGGCGATTTTGAGCTTCTACTTGTGCCTCAACATCACCTCTATCTATTGCTGTAGATAAAGCAGCTTTAGTAAGCTGCTCTTCTGCGGTAACTCTACTTTGAAACTCATTTACAAACGATTCATCAGAAGTCATTGTTCTTTTTGTTGATTCTTCTAACTGTTTGTTGACACCTTTAGCATAATCTAACGCTGCGGCTTCTCTTCTTTGAGCTTCTCTTAGTCGAGCGGTCATTTTATTAATGCGTTTTTGAACTTTTTCGCTAAATTGTCCTATTTCATCATCATCAGAAGAAGTTTCTGCTTGGTCTTCTTCTTGTTTTGGTTCAGGTTCTACTACTGCTTCAGGCTCTGACGAATCATCTGACTCATCTATCTCTATTTGTAACTCTTCTTCTGCTTCAACTTCTTTTTTTGCTTCTGAGGGCATGGTCTACTCCATGTTATAAGTGTAAAATATCTTCTGGATCAGTTATAGTGGCTAAAATCTCGTCATCATTTAAAATTCTGACTTCACCACCTTCTATTTTAAAACGGCTACCTGCATAACGCCCAAAAATAACCCAATCACCTTCTTTGCACCAAGGTTTTTCGCCTGCCCCGAACTTGTTGTCGTCTTTGTAAGCAAGGTTCCCAACTCTAAGCACATATCCGCATACTGTTCCAACTGCTTCTCTGTCTCGAGTTTCGTCTGGTACAAGGATACCGCCTGTGGTTTGTTTTCTTCCTTGAAAAGGCAACAACAAAATCCTCCAACCTGTTGGTTGGGGCATTCTATCTACTGCTTTTTCTGATAATTTAGAAGGATCTAAAACACGATCTTGGGTTTTTATGTAGGCTTTTTCTAACTCACCTACTTTTTTGTTTTTTGTTTGTTCTAGTGCTTCAACTTGATAGTCTGGCACATAAAGTTTTTTAGCCATCTGATACCTTATCTAGCAGGCGTTTCAATTCCTGTTCTAATTGACCAAGCTCTTGAAGTTGCCCTCTCAGAACTTGATAAGCGGTGAAATCTGCTACAGCACCATAAAGTATTGCTTCTTCTAGTGCTTTAGTACGCTCACGAATTACTTTAAGCATATTTTCATAAATGTAAAGGTCGTTCATAACTTTTAGTTTTACTCGTTGTTGACAAAAATGCCTATCAGTATTTTATCAAAACTAAAGGTCGTGCAAAGCTTGCTCTTTAGTTTCATCGTTTCTTCTTAACCAACCTTTACCAAAAGTATCAAAGGTACTTAAAGAACGATAGAATTTTTCACGGACATAATGCATTTGCTCGATTATTTCAGCTTCTTCCATTTCAGCCACAGCTTGTAAAGTCATTGGACCTATACCGCCATCTTGTTCTACACCCACAATACGTTGTAAAGCTTTAGCCGACCTACTTGTTCCAGAGTTTACACCCCAATCAAATACTGACCAATCTACACCAGAAGGTAACTCGTCCCCACGAACACGATCCCAATAATTTTCTTTATATATAGGGTACACATCATCATGGGTGAGACCTTGCATTTCACCATCCATAACTTGCCTACCTGCATACTGCTCATAAACTGCACGAGTTACACCGAGATTAGTCTCGCCCCCAGGATCGCTAGGATGATTAACGTAACCACCCTCATGTTCTAAAAGCCACCCCATGCATTGTTCAAAATTTTGTTTCATTTTGCATTTTTCCTTAACTTAGCGAATTGACGTGAACCAAACCAGAAACTGATAATAGAAGTAAATAGTAAGTTAGTATCATCGTTCCAAATTTCTTGTGCTGCATCATTAAACGTAACACCTGTACTCATAGAATAAAATAAGCCACTAATTTTTACAGTCAGAAACAAACCCACAAATAAATATGTTACAACTGGTCGTACCGATCCTGATAAAGCTGCCGCAAACCCAGATTTAGCATTTGCTGCTGCCATTGCTTTGTATATACCTTCTGACTCAGCTATATCTGCTTTAGCATCTAACTCATCCAATTTAAGCGACGATAATTGTGCCGCGTATTTGCCTTTAGCTTCGAGCATTTTAAGCTCTTGCGCGTCTTTTTGTTTTTGTTGAAATAAATCAAGAATACTTGGGATAATAGAAGTACCAAACCCAAGTGCTGCACCTAATAGTGATAACATATTATCCTCCTACTTTAATTTAGTTTTAGATAGGGCTGTTGCCCCCATAAAACCAACGACTACACCTAACTGTGCCACAATAAATGTATTTAAAAAACCTGACGCAGTGGCAACTCTGTCTATAGCTACAACTGGAGTTAACAAAACGATAACCGCCACAATCGTCACAACCATTGCAATCCACGCCATCATACGTTGCGTGTCAGCTAACTTGTCTTCATTTTCTAAACGAACCCACCTCTCATGTCTATCTAGTTCTTCATCTGTGATAACTCCGTCGCCATCGGCATCTGCCATTGCGTACTTACTATTTTCTTGTAGTTTTTTAGCCATAGTTAAATAACTCCTGCTGAATCTAATATTATTAGTACAAAAAATATGTTCATAAATGTAATCATAGCTACTCCTATATATTAAAACGCTTAATTAGACAATGGATTGTCAAGAGCCTCCTGCAATCGCTCGTTTAATTTGTTTTCAAGTTTAGTCATATCTTCTTCTATTCTATTTTCTACTTCACGCATTGTATCACGAACATCTTTTTCTGTTTCTCTATTTAAAGTCTCAACTTCTCTTATCGCAGAGGTTACATCTTTTTGAACTTCGTTCATTTGGTTAAGGACATCTTCTAATACTAAATCGATAGAAGCTTGCGTGGTTTTTATGCGGTCTGAAGATGTTTCAATTTTTTTCTCTAACTTATCAATGTAACCCTCTAATTTAAGCAAGTCATCTCTAAGATTGTTCTTAATGTCTCTAGTGTAAACAATAGCATCTTCAAGTTTAGTAAGGACTAATTCATTTTCAGCTTTAATGGCATCAATATCTATTTCTTGAACAATTTCTTTCATATCCATATAATCTTTATAGATTTCAAATCCTGCCCAAGCTCCTCCACCTAGCGTTCCTAAAAGAGGAATTAACAGCATAAGCTTACCCCCTTTTATTGTCGCACCACCAATTTCTACCTCTGCCATTTTTTATCCTTACTCGAATGCAAGTTCTTTTAACTTGTTTATTTCTTGTTGTAACTTCATTACTTCCAACTGTTTCTTTTGTAACTCTAACTCATAAAGTCTATTACAATCTATCCTAGATTTAGCTCTTTTGCCCAATGGTATTGTAATTTTACTGTAAATGCCAATGTCTCCAGTTTTTTTACTATTCTCTGCTGTGCCGCCTTGAATAATCGATGTCAGGCCAAACTCAATATTAGTAGCAGACCCAATAGCATTGCTGCAATCTAAGTCACCCGAACGAAATTTATCTGATTGATAGTTTGTACCAGAGTTAGGTAGCGATAAGCTTAATGAGTTTGAAGTCGAGTCAGCAAAAGCTGCTCTTGCAAATACCAGTAAAATTAAAACCCATATTCTCATTTATTTTACTTTAGAACAAATTCTTGACGCTATCTGACTAGTTTGCCCTGCTCCTTTAAGTATTTTTGAAATCGTGCAAATATAAACAACTTTATTTAAATCACTATTACGCACATACACTTCAAAAGGGTGTCGTTTAGTATAACGAACTTTTATAACTCTTGATGTAGATGCAAACGGTATTTCGTCCCAATCTTCTGTAAACACACCAATCTCATAATATGAGATATCGTTTCGTCTGTTAAACAAAGACATTTTAGTAACTGACACACCTTCAATGTATGATAGTTTAAACTTGGGGTATGCAGGTGTCATTTCATGTGCTTGAGCTTGAAACCCAAGCAACATAAAGATTAGTGCTACTTGGCGATACATTCCGCTACAATCATTGCTGTATAATTACCTGCTGGAAGTGCCGTATTATCCGCTGAACCATAAGAAGCAGTTGATGCTACTTTAAACCAAGTTGATCCAGCCAATGTCATATTGTACGTTGTGGTGTTGTTTACAACGACTTTAGCTGCTTCATATGCTGACATCCCAGAAACAGAGTGCGAACTTACTGTTGTTGAGCCTGTCCAAGCCACGCCATCGTTTAACGTCGGTGCTGAACTAAAGCTGTTGGGGTGGGTAAATTTTGTTTTGTAGTAATCTGCGGCAGCGATATCTACTCTTATAATTGCTTCTACACCACCATCAGCAGCGGTTGTAGAAAGTTTCCAAGGTGACGGGTTTCCGTATTGTCCTGGAGTTGTTGTGTAGATTGAACAGTTGGCCTGCACCAAACCATTAATCGGTGAATTTACTGCCCAAGCACAAGTAGCTGACAGCAAAAATAGTATAGGTGTTATTTTTTTAATCATGATATCTCCATTGTTTAATCATCATATTGTGATCTGACGATACTTCTGTGAACACTATCTTGGGTCAGGTTTCGTAACCCACTAAAGTTATCTTTTATCGTACCACCTTCTATAGTTAAATTATCTTTGTATACACCACCATCTATAGCTATGTTATAATACAATTCAAGTTTCCCAATGGCAGCTATTTGTTTCATCATAGCTATCTGTTCTGATGGATCTGCAATTTTTTCTGCCGCACCTGCTACAGAAAGAATCTCTTCCACGCTTAACTCGTCACTTTCTTCTTCCTCTTTTGCTTCTAAAACTTCTTGTTTTTCTGTTTCTGCTTGTTCTTCTAATTGCATTTGCACCCATTGGTCGTAATAGGGGTCTTGTACATTTTGTGCATCGAGAAGATTATTGTCTAACAAGTATTGGTATAAAGCAGTTTTAAAATCTGGACAACTAGGGTCAGTAAGTGGCGTATGACATGGGTCAAATTTATAATGGTACAGTATAGTAACATCCGATAATGATCCATCTCCTATGACTTTTATTTCTCCATTGCCAAACAGATTGCCAAGAGTAGAAGGTATTGGATCATATGTGACTTTAGTACCTCCAGGTATCTTATTCCAATCATCGGTGTACTCATATATATATCCATCACTACCTATTTTTTTATTCGTAATAGATACAGTAGAGTTTTTTGTGGGATCTTTTGTAAGGGTGTATCGGTGAAATATGCCCTCTACTGTAAGTCCTGTCTGACTTGGCAGTAGATTGTTCATTGCCCATGTGTGAGCTTTTGAAGCTGCGTTTTCTGTATTTCCGTATACGTTTTCAGAGTAGCAGTAATAAGGCCAAGAAAAGACCACCAATGCCAGCAGCACCTTTGGCAGTGTTTTTATCATCTTCATTCCATTCCTCCTTTTTTCCTGCAACGTATCCAGGAACTAAATGGGGATTGTTTTCCCACTCAGTTATAGCTGCTTGTCCCACAAGACCGTTTATTGGGCAAGGAGTACCAGAATCTTTCATAGCTGTCCAGATACGTTTATCTTCACACATTATTGCAACAGCGGCGACTTTCAACCCCATATCATACATTACTTTAGCGTTTTTCAATCGCTCACAATTTAAATCGCGTACTGTTTTACCTGCAGAAATCCCTAGTATTTGAGTTTGTACTGCACCTGCTACCGAGACATGACAAGTATCTGAGTTAGATGAATTAATACTTGGAGCCATAGCAGAAGGTGGAGGAGACTTAACAGTGGTTGTACTGTCTATTTTAGAATTAGTGGTACTATTAGTATTAGAGTTAGTTTCAATACAATTACTATTAGTTGTACTATCACAAGGCACGGTATCTGCATAAGCCATAGGAATTAAAACAATTAAAAACAAAAAAGTTAAAAAAGCCCAAGTTAAGTACAACAGAGATTTTTTCATTCTATTCCTTATTAGCAAACGCTGACCCTGTTAGGATAGCACCAAATGCCAGATGAAACAATCCACCCCCCAATAACGTAAAGGGCTCGTGTTGACCTGTCAGTTTTTTCATCAGTTCCATTTGAACCATAGGCTCTGTAGTAGAGTTTATAATTTCCATAAATTGGGAGATGTCTGGTCGATTCAGACCCCACCACACTGGGCAGAATAAGAAGTCATAAAAACAAATTAATAGGTAGAATATAAGTGCAGTCCAACGCCAAGTCAACGTGGACTTTTGTTGAGCTGTAAGTTGTTTGCTCATTTAAATGCAGGGAGGAGTACACATCGCTCTATCTACACCGTAGAAAATTACAGCAATAAATATAGCTATTCCCAACCCTATCCATATCCATTTGTTTTTCATATTATTTTTTCTTTTTGTTAACTGCTCCACCGTAACGCATCTTTTTTCTTTTGTTAACTGCTCCACCAGAACGCAGTTTTTGTGTTTTTTGTTTAATTTTAGCAAAAGCATCTAAAGCAGGAGCTCCGTCAGATCCTTTTTTACGCATTTTTTCTCCAGAACCTGCTGCGATTCTGGCTTTCTTTGCCGCAATGTTAGCATATAATCCTTTAGGTTTACTCATGATATTGTAAAACTCCCACCTTTAACCATTGCACCCATGCCACGACATGTCATTCTACCCTTGCCTTTGCCTTTGCCCTGTTTAGCAGATTCAGTTGCAACATCACCACCATGCATCATTTTAACACGGTCGTCTTCAACATAACCTCCGCCCTTCATGCCTTGTACACCACGGCCTTTAAGTATGTCTTTTCTAGTGACTTTACCATCGCCAGTTAAATCAGGGAACCCTGTTGTGACTTCACCACCACCGCGCATTTTTAATTTAGCTTTTTTAGCTGCTGATTTCCCTTTTTTTGTATAGGGATATTCTTTTCCGTCAACCATTGGCATTTGTTTTCTCCTTTTTATTTTTCATATTTGTATTGAAATCCTACTGAACCTTTTAAAGGGTTAAGCAGATTTAAATCCCCACCCCCTAAAGGAATATTAAAATTGCTCGTTACCCCTGAGAAAGGACTTTTTTCCTGCATATTTAAATTTTGATTTTCTGGCATTATACTTATACTTTGATCTGGTGGTGTAATACCATATGTATTGTACACATCAGGGGGCATAACATTATCAAAATAATTAGTGCGAGCTTTAGTTCCGCCAAACAAAACCCCTACAATTCCTAGGTTTTTATTATTTTGTTGGCCTGCGAGTTGATTATTTATGCTCATCATTAGTGGGCTATTTATTGCAGGTTCATTACCTCCAGGAGCTTCACCACTAGGACTACCCATTGTATCTCCGCCCTGATAACCTTGCCCCATAGCTTGAGCTTGTCCTGGACTCATTCCTAATGCCATACTAAACTCCTCTACTTTTGTCCGTTTTGTTTTTGCATTGCGATATTAGCCCTCATAATTGCTATATCTTCTGTCGTATCATTTCTTTCCCTAGCTATCTCTGCATTCTCTTGTTGTTTTTGTGCATCTAATGATAACTTCTGTTGATCGTATTGTGTATCAGCTTGCACTTGTTGGCCTTTTAAAGCAACCTCTTGGCGTTTTATTTCAACTAAAGGATCAGTTTCTTCTGGAACAGGGTTTTGTTGTTGGTACTCTGCAATTACTTGTGCCTGTATTTGTGCAATCATTTTATCATGCTCTTCAGGTGGTTGTTGTTGCGATTGTGGGTTTTGTGCCATTTGTTGATCGTGTATAACTTGTGCCTTCATACCTAAATGC